TGATCATCATCAACACCAGGTACCACGAAGACGATCTCTGCGGGTGGCTCCTCTCCAACGAAACAGAAGACACCATACCCTGGGACGTTATCTCTATCCCAGCATGGCTCGATGAGGAATCATCAGAACTCTTAGGCCTACCAGAAGGCTCCTCCTACTTCCCAGAGTGGAAACCAGATTCTCTTCTCAGACTAGACGAGGCAGAGATCAGGGCCAACAACGGGGGTAAATACTGGCAGGCACTCTATATGCAGAACCCCACCCCTGACGAAGGCTCTGCTATCAAGTCTGAATGGTTTAAGAACTGGACAGATGAAGAACCTCCAGAGTGTGATCTTATTATTCAAACTTACGACACTGCCTTCTCCACCAGGAGTACAGCAGACTACTCTGTACTACAAACCTGGGGTGTATTTGACTACCCTTACATTGACTCACTAGGAAGAGAGTTCTTGGCACCTCACCTTATCCTTCTAGGAAATATAAGAGAGAGATTAGAGTACCCAGAACTCAGAAGGACAGCACAAGACCTCTACGACGACTACCGCCCAGATGTGTGTATAATTGAAAAGAAAGCCTCTGGGCAGAGCCTGATACAAGATATGCGTAGAGCAGGTCTTCCTGTCTTGGATTACCTTCCAGACCGTGATAAAGTATCTAGAGTACACGCAATTACACCTCTGCTAGAAGCTGGTAGAGTGTGGCTTCCCAGGGGAAAAGATTGGGCAGAAGATTTATATGCAGAGGCTATACAATTTCCCTTTGCCAGACACGATGATCAGGTAGATGCCATGGCAATGGCTATTCACTACCTGAAAGACTCGTGGCATCTTTCTCACCCTGATGACCCTGAGTACGAAGACGAAGAAAAACCCAAGAAGAAAACTTACTGGAACTGGAACTAGAATATGGCAATCGAACAAAACCCTTTTATAGAGATTGAAGAAGTAAAAGAGTTAAGAAGAGAATCTCCTTCGTTAAGTTTAGTAGAAGAAGACGATGAGCTTATAGAAGAGAATGTCCAGTTTAGTCCAACTTCTGACGGGGGAGTAGAGGTAGAGTTTGGCGACATAGAAGAAATTTCTATGATGGGTTTAGAACAAGACCACTATGAAAATCTTGCAGAAATTTTAGAAGAGGACGATCTATCTGATATAGCCAGCACTGTAATTGAAAATTATGAAACAGATAAAGAATCCAGATCAGAATGGGAGCAGATATTTGAACACGGTTTTGATCTACTAGGACTAAAACTACAGAATACAACGGAACCCTTTGACGGTGCCTGCACAGCAGTACACCCTCTCCTGATAGAATCAGCTGTTAAGTTTCAGAGTAAGGCTTCTCAAGAACTCTTCCCACCTGCAGGACCTGTCAGAGCACAGGTGATAGGGGCTAACACAGTTCCCAGAGAAGAACAGGCACAGCGCGTCAAACAATTTATGAACTATCAGCTTACAACTCAGATGCCAGAATACTTTGACGAGTTTGAACGTATGCTCTTTCATCTCCCGCTGGTAGGTTCTGCTTTCAAGAAGATTTACTACGATGAGCTAAGACAGAGACCTGTATCAGAGTTTGTGCCAGTGGATCATTTCTATGTGTCTTACTATGCCACTGATCTGAGAACAGCAGAACGCTATACTCATATGATCTATCGTTCTCCCAATGACTTTAAAAAAGATGTTGTCTCTGGAATGTACCGAGATATAGATGTAGGAGAACCAGAAGCTCCTGATACAACGTCTATGGGACAGAAGATAGACAATATCATGGGCATAGCAGCAACCGCAGAGGATGATCCTCAGTATGTGTTACTAGAGCAACATTGCTACTTGGATCTTCCAGAACCATACGGCGACCCTGATGGGATTGCTCTTCCCTACGTTGTCACAGTGGACATACATTCTAGAAAAGTTCTTTGTATCAAAAGAAACTATGCAGAGAACGACGCCACCAGAGAAAGAATACTTCACTTTACACACTACAGATATGTACCGGGATTTGCTTTTTATGGTCTTGGTCTGATTCACTTCCTGGGTAACTTGACCATGACAGCCACCACTGCCATGCGATCCCTGATAGATGCAGGACAGTTTGCCAACCTACCCGGTGGTTTCAAAGCCAGAGGTGTAAGACTTGTAGGCGATAATGATCCAATCTCTCCCGGTGAGTTCAAGGAGGTGGAGAGCACGGGAATTGACCTGACCAAGGCAATTGTACCTCTACCTTATAAAGAACCTTCTCAGACTCTCCTACAGATGTTACAGTTTGTTGTAGGTGCTGGACAAAAGTTTGCTGATTCCACAGAACAAGTTATTGCAGACTCTGCTAACTACGGTCCTGTAGGGACTACCATGGCTCTTCTCGACGCCTCTTCTAAGTTTTCTACAGCCATTCATAAAAGAATGCATAACTCTCAGCGAGAAGAGTTTGATATTCTAGCCAGAATTAACTACGACTTTCTCCCAGATGACTATCCTTATGAAGTAGTAGGTGGTGATCGAAAAATCTTTAAACAAGACTTTGACGGTAGGGTCGATGTTATTCCTGTCTCTGATCCTAATATTCCATCCTCTGCTCATAGACTAGCACTAGGACAGATGGCTATTCAACTTGCTTCTCAAACTCCTCCTGGTACTTTTAATATGCCAGCTCTCTACAGAGAAGTTCTAACAGCTGCAAACTTTCCAAACCTAGACGAGGTGCTACCACCAGAACAAAAACCAGAGCCTAAAGATCCACTGGCAGATATTATGGCAGCTTCCAAAGGTTTACCCATTGCCGCTTTCCCTGGTCAAAACCACGATGCACACATTCAGTTTAAAACTGCATTCCTTAAAGATCCTGGTAACGGTGCAAACCCCATGATGCAACAGATTGTGCCCATTATTAACGCCAACATCAGAGACCATATGCTGATGAAGTACCAAGAACAAATAGGTGGAATGGTAACAGGCGTAGCCACTGATCCACAGACTAGCGAACTAGTAATGGCTCAAGCTGCAGAAGGCGTAGCCAATGCCAACGCTGCACTAGGTATTGCACAAAGTCCAGAACAACAGTTGATGAACATTGAGCAACAAAGATTACAGCTTGATCAACAGAAGGTTCAGATGGACGCTCTTGAAAAAGCTGCTGATCTAGAAGTCAGGAGCAAAGAGCACGAGAGTTCTGACAAAAAGGTTCAGCTAGATGCTTTGATAGATATTAGTAAACTTTCTCTAGAAGCTGACAGAGACGCTAACAAAGCTTTGGAAGCGGCTGCTAAACTCTCTCTTGAATCAGAAAGAGTAGAAGGAAGTACTGAACTGAGTAAGAACAAGACTGCTCTTGATACTTTAATTAGCATTGCTAAATTGGAGAAATAGGGATGAGCACAGAAGACTTATTAGAAGAGAGAATTAAAAAACATGAGGGATATATGCGTGAACCCTATACTGACACGCTTGGCTTTCTTACAGGTGGTTTTGGACATAGAATCCTCAAAGGAGAAACTCTCCCCACAGACAGAGAAGGATGGGAGAAACTCTTTCAAAAAGATTTGGAGTTTGCTAGAGGAGGTGCCAAAAAACTTATTACGAAACATAAAATAAAAGATTTACCTTGTCTACCGGAAGAGATCATTATAGAAATGGTATATCAGATGGGAGAGACAGGCGTTTCTAAGTTTAAGAAAATGTTTAAAGCTTTAAAGAAAGATCCTAAAGATTATAAAGAAGCAGCTTCTCAGATGATGGATTCTAAGTGGGCAAGTCAAACTTATTCCAGAGCAAGGAATCTTTCAGATAAGATGAGACAAGTAGATGCCGCTTAAACCGGGAAAGTCTTCCAAGGCAATTTCAGCTAATATTAAAAAACTAATAGATGAAGGCTACTCCAAAAAGCAAGCTGTAGCCATTGCCATGTCTACTTCTAAGAATCCAAAACGTCCTTCTAAAAAAACAAAAAGTTTAACACGTAGAAAGTAATCATGGATATTTTTGACGAGATAAAAGCAGTTTTTAAAGAAGAAGAAGATACTTTAAAAGATTTCCTTGCAAAGGGTCATGTAGAGGATTATAACCATTATAGACAAGTTGTAGGAACACTTACAGGAATAGAATGGTCCTACTCTAGATTGACAGAAGTTGTAAACAAAAGAATGGAGAGAGACGACGATTATGATTAATCCTTCACTTGCCGGGGCTATTACAAACGATGCGTGGATTACAAAGAATGATATACCAGACCCAGAAGTTCTTCCAGACCTTCCCGGTTATCATGTTCTTATCAGACCAACCTCTATTAAAGAAAAAACAAAAGGCGGTATCCTACTACCAGAGAAAGCCAGAGATGATATTGCTTATCTCACCACTGTTGGCAGAGTTCTTAAAGTAGGTACATTGGCCTATGAAGATAAGAATAAGTTTCTTGCAGGAGCTTGGTGTAGAGAAGGTGACTATGTTTGCTACCAAAAACTTACAGGTACCAAGTTTGTTTACAAGGGAGTAAAACTTCTTCTGATCTTTGATGATCAAGTCTTAATGAAAATTTCTGATCCAGAAGACTTAGATACCACGCTTGTGTTAGGTAACTAAGTATGGTAATAATGTTACTATGTACTATAACTTGCGTAATCTTAGTTTCGCAACTATGGAGAAAATATAAATGAGCGAAGAACAGGCGAAAGAAACCGTAGCTGAAGAACTAACAGACTGGAACGAAGTTGATGTTTCTCCTTCAGATACTAAAGAAAAAGTAGAGTTTGAGGTTGAGGCTGAGGGCGTAGAAGAAAAACCAGCAGTTCAAGCTGTGGATAAAGAAGTACCAGAACTAGAAGGTATAGAAACAAAAGGTGCTGAGAAGCGTATCAGACAACTTGTTCAACAAAAGAAAGAGCAGGCTGAGTTACTGGTAAAGGCTGAACAAGAGAAACAAAGTCTTCTTACTCAGTTAACTGAAAGAGATAAGTATACAGTAGAAACGCAAAAAACAAATACGCAAACAAATGAACGTCTTCTACAGCAACAAATTGAACTAGCAAAGAAATCTTATCTTGATGCCTACGATAACGGCGAAAAAGAAAGAATGCTAGAAGCACAAGAATTAATAAACAAGGGACAGGTAGACCTTTCGACTTTAAGCCAGCAACGACAAGCTATTGAACAATATGAAACACAGCTGGCTCAGAGAGAACAGAAGCAAGCACAGGCTCCGCAACAAGCACAACCCGCTCCACAGTATGATGAAAGAGCAGTTGAATGGAGCCAGAAACCTGAGAACACTTGGTTTAATAAAGATCAGATTATGACAGTGGCTGCTCTTACAATTGACGCCACACTTAAACAAGAAGGTTATGATTCTTCTTCCCCTGATTTTTATCAGGAAGTAGACAGAAGAATGCGAGAAGAATTTCCACATAAGTTCAGTGGAACAACTGGTGCAGAGGTAGGTTCACAACCTACGCAACAAGTAGTAGCAGGACAGTCGCGCAGTTCTACTACTTCAGGTAAAAACAAGAAGGTTAAACTTACTCAAGCAGATGTTAAGTTAGCTCAGAAGTGGAATATTCCTCTTGAGAAATATGCCGCAGAAAAAGCAAGAGCTGATAGAGCAGCAGGTGAGTATGTACCAATTGGGTAACAGAGTGCGCGTAATAAAAAAAGAAGGAGCGTTTAAAGATGAGTAAAACGAGTAGTAGAACTATGCAGACAAGAGAAACTGAAACGAAAGAGTATACTTTTACAGAACCAAACTGGCTCGATGTTCCAGATCCTGTAGTCAACAGATTTAATGCAGAGCATATGACCCTGCGTTGGATTCGTATTTCTCTAAGAGGAGAGGATGACTATAAGAATGTTGGTAATAAAATGTCACAAGGTTGGATATTTGTAACTCCTCAAGAAGTTCCTGAGATGCTACACTCTGCAACTGTTTTAGATACAGGACGCTATACCGATTGCGTTGTACGGGGGGATGTCGCTCTAGCCAAAATGCCCCGTGGCAAAGCAAAGGCCAGAAATGATTATTATGAGAGTAAATCTAACGCCATGATGGAGGCTGTAAATCAGCAACTAATGGCAGCTTCAGACTCTAAAATGCCCATTTCAAACAATAGCACTTCGTCTATAACCAAGGGTAGAATGGCACAGTTCCAAAACTAAATTAAAAAGGCTGCTGCTACTTATTCTACTCATCTTTAAAAGGAGAGTGTAGTATGACTACTACAAAAGCCCTAAACGGTCTCACTCCTTCTCGTAGATATTCTGCTGGTGCTAATACCACGCAGACACGTAACTACCGTATTGCATCTACAGCAGATGGGAACATCTTCACGGGTGATCTTGTCCACGTCAGATCAGGTTTCGTCTCTGTTATTGGTGCTGACTCCGGTGCCTCTGATCACCCAATCGGTGTGTTCATGGGCTGTTACTACGAAGAAGACGGTGAGCCAAAATTCCGTAAGCATTGGCCCACGGGAACGTCTGCAAGCAATGCTTATGCAATTGTTTGTGATGATCCTCAAGCCACTTTTGAAATCCAATGTGACACCAGCGCTTCTGTTGGTGATGTTATGGAATTCAACTTTGAAGTTACCCGTGGTGCGGGTTCGACCTTTACTGGACGTTCAGGCTTTGGCCTAGATGTTGCCAGTCGTACCAGCGGTGTAGCTGCAATGTTCCGTATCATTGACTTTGTTGATACCCCTGGTAATGACATTGATAATGCTGCGGATCGTGCCTTCCCAGTTGCGGAAGTTCAGCTTATCCACCACCAGTTGACTAATGTGTCATCTGGTGCTTAACCTGAAAGGAGCTTAAATAATGGCTATTAATAGAGCTAGTATTGCCAAGCAGCTTCTGCCGGGTCTTAATGCCGTCTTTGGTATTGAGTACGGAGAAGTTGCTGATGAATATAGTGTTCTTTATGAAGTAGAGAACTCTGATCGTGCATTTGAAGAAGAAGTCCTCTTCACTGGTTTCGGTGCAGCACCTGTTAAGGGTGAAGGCGCTGCTGTCCAGTTTGACAATGCACAAGAAAGCTACACCTCGCGTTACACGGCAGAGACCATTGCTTTGGCCTTCTCCGTCACTGAGGAAGCTATGGAAGACAACCTCTATGACACGTTTGCCAAGTTACGTGCCAGAGGGCTTGCTCGTTCCATGGCGAGTACTAAGCAGACGAAAGCTGCTGACGTTTTCAACAATGGCTTTGGAGCTACCTTTACGGGTGGTGACGGTCAACCAATGTTTAGCGCCGCCCACCCAACGGTAGGTGACGGTTCCCAAAGTAACCTGATTGGTACCACGGGTACGGTTGATCTTTCTGAAGCTGCGTTAGAGACTGCTTTGGTGTCTATTCAGACCATCAAGGACGATAGAGGCATTCTGGTAGGAGCAAATGCAGTATCACTGCACGTTGCACCTTCTAACCAGTTCACGGCAGACCGTGTTCTGAATAGCCCTTATCAACCAAATACGGCTGATAATAACATCAACTCTGTAAACCATCAGGGAATGATCCCATCTGGTTACATGGTCAACAAACGCTTCCAAGATCCAGATGCGTTCTTCATCAAAACTGATGTTCCCAACGGAGCAAAAATGTTTGTAAGAGCGCCTCTTGCCACCAAGATGGAGCCTGACTTTGACACGGGTAATCTCCGGTTCAAGGCTAGAGAACGCTACAGCTTTGGTTGGTCAGACTGGAGAGGTTTCTTCGGTTCACAAGGAGCCTAAGTACTTTAATAGTGGAGGGAGCCTAAAAACTTCCTCCACTCTCTTTTACATACATATTTGAATGGTACCCTCTAAGGGTGCTGGTCTAGAAAGGACTGTTCACTATGCCTACACATTTTCCCCACGGCGTTTCTAACCAAGTAAAAGGTAACCCCCTCTTTAATTACCCTTACATGGACCCCTTTAAATACTACATGTACCACGATGAATGCTTTGAATTCCACTCTGGTATCTATACCATCACCACTGTTGAGTTAGGCGCAGGTTCTGCCACAGAGGTCATCACTTCAGGCGCAGGTGGACAACTCCTGCTCACCAACGCTGCAGGTGATGATGACCTGGACTTTCTCCAGCTGAAAGGTGAATCTTTTCTCTGGGACTCTACCAAGAGGATGTTCTTCACGTCTAGGTTTAAAACCAACGATGCTACTCAGTCAGAGATTGTCATGGGTCTTCAGATCACTGATACAACCCCTCTGGATGTTACGGATGGTATCTACTTCTTTAAATCAGACGGAGATACTCAACCTGATTTTGTCGTTGAGAAGGATAATGATTTTGGCATTTCTATTCTGGAGATGGATGCCATGGCAGACGACACGTTTGTCACGCTTTCTTTTGAGTACGCTCCTCTGGACGTTGCCACAGGTGGTCCAGTCTTCCGTGCTTACCAAGATGGCGTACAAGTTGGACAGATTGCAAGCACCACTAATGCTCCTGACGACGAAGAGCTTACTATTTCCTTTGGTATTCAAAATGGTGAAGCAGTTGCTAAAACCATGACTATTGACTTTCTTATGGCAGCGGTGGAGAGATAATCTTCCTGCGGTTTGGAAAGATATAAATTTTGATCTATAATAAGGGGAGGATCAGAGCGTGGTTCTCCCCTTTTTACTCAGGAGAAGAATAAATGAGTACTACAACTAGAATAGCACAGGTCATCGGGGGAGCAGGAGGTAATGGTTTTCTCTGTGATGTGGATAGCAGTGTCACTCTTGCTGATACTCGTATCAGAATGT